GCCTATGTAGGGTTGCTCACGACTCTCGTAGTTTTCTTAAGTGTCCCCTAAACGATCCCAAGGGGGACAGGTTGACAAGCAGAGGGGACAAGATGACCGTCCGCGCCCTTGCCTCCGCTCTTGGAATGTCCCCGAACGGGGCGCACAAGTGCATTCAGCGCGGGATGCCTACCGAGTCGGTCGAAGCCGCCGAGTCGTGGCGCAGGCGCAACGGAAGGAGCAAGCTCACAAGCCCCGCAAGAGCAATCGCCGCTACCGCAATCGTCGGCGCGATCACCGCCCCGGCGCAACCGCCCGAGGTCATCGACGAGATGAACCGCCGCGCCGAGGAGGCCGTCGAGGAACCGACCAAGACTTTCACCGATACAGACTCCTGCAAGGAAGCTCTTGGCGAGCAGCAGAAGCTACGCCGTCACGCCGCCGCGCAAGTCGCTCGCCTTCATCACTCCGGGGATATCGAAGCCTCGCGCCGATGGGCGCAGACGCACCAGCAATACTCGGCCAAGCAACTCTCCTACGAAAAGCAATGGCGCGATCTGATGGAGCGCGACAAGCAGACCATGCAAGTCGAGGACGCTGTCCGCACCTTCCGCGCCGTCCTGCAAGACGTTCGCACCCTTGCCGCCTCCATGCCTGCGGCCCTTGCCGCCAAGGTTAACCCCACCGACCCGCACCTCGCGCAGAAGCTCTTGGAGGAGTGGCGCGACAAGACCCTGTTCAAAGCCATTTATGAAAAAGACATCGCCTAACATCGAACACATCACCACCGATTCGCTTGTGCCGTATGCGCGCAACGCCAAGAAACACGATCCGAGTCAAGTGGGGTCAATCGCCGCGAGCATCAAGGAGTTTGGATTCAACAACCCCGTTCTGATCGACAAAGACAACGGGATCATTGCGGGTCATGGTCGCGTATTGGCAGCGCAGAAACTCGGCCTTGAGTCGGTTCCTTGTCTGCGTCTGTCGCACCTTACCGACAACCAGAAGCGCGCTTACATCCTTGCCGACAATCGGCTGGCCGAAATGGGCGGGGGATGGGACGCCGCCATGCTGCATCTTGAAATGGACGAGGTAAACTTCGACACCCTTGGCGGCTTCTCACTCGCCGACTTGGGGGGTCTTGAAACCATCGCGGAAGGTGGTCGCGCCCTTGATCCGTCCGCCTTTTTTGCCGAGCCAGTAACCACCGGGGACGGGGACGGACAGACCGAGCGCATCATTTTGGAATACCCCGCCGACCAATGCGCCGAAGTCCGCGAGCAGCTTACCGCCCACGGCGACACACCGGAAGCGGCCATCCTTGCACTTCTTAACTCCAATAAAGACTAACCATGAAAAACACCGTCCTTATCTACAGCGGCGGCATGGATTCCACCGTGCTGCTTCACCACTACCGCGACCGGATCAAAGCCTGTCTAAACTTTCACTACGGCAGCAAGCACAACCACCGCGAACGTGCGATGGCCCGGGAGAACTGCACCCGTTTCGGTATCCCGTTTCATGAAATCGACATGGACTTCATCGGGCAGATGTTCCGCTCAGACTTGTTGCAATCCGGGGGAGAAGTGCCAGAGGGACACTACGCCGACCCGACCATGAAGCGAACCGTGGTTCCGTTCCGCAACGGCATCATGCTCTCAATCGCTTGCGGTTTTGCCGAGAGCGATGACTGCTCCTTTGTCGGTATCGCCAACCATGCGGGCGACCACGCCATCTATCCCGACTGTCGGCAGGACTTTATCACTCCCATGAGTCAAGCAATGAAGCACGGCACCTATGCCGGGGTGAGTCTGTTTGCTCCATACACACATCTGGACAAGCGGCAGATCGGCTTGCTCGGACGGGAACACGGGGTGGACTACGGTCTTACGTGGACTTGCTACAAGGGCGGCGAGATTCATTGCGGTAAATGTGGGTCTTGTGTCGAACGTAAGGAAGCCTTGGAGGGGTTTGATCCGACTAAATATCTGTCATGAGGCTTTACCTCGCCGCCCCGTTTTCAACTGGACACATGAGTCCACTGTGGACGGCGGCTCTTGGGGGGGGGCTTGAAAACGCAATGAGATTATTCGTCGCAGGAGAACATGAGGTAAAAAACGGGTCATTGGCTCGTTGGGATGATTTGTATGTGCTTGAGACATATTATTACGCAAGGTCGAACAAACACGCGCAGAGGCTTCTAAAGGAAAATAAAGCCCGGGACATATTGTTAGATTCTGGCGCGTTTAGTTTTATGTCCGACAAGAGGCGCAGTCTTGATTGGGCTCGCTACGTCGATGAATACGCGGAGTTTGTTAAAAACTACAACATCTCAAATTTTTTTGAGTTAGATATTGATGCAGTAGTTGATTTGCCAACAGTTCTAAAACTGAGACATCAGCTGGAGTCGCGTGTTGGCAGGCAGTCAATTCCTGTCTGGCACCGCAGTCGTGGCAAAGGTGCGTGGCTACAAATGTGCCAAGAATACAAATATGTCGCCATCGGAGGAATTGTGACGGGCGAGATCAAAAGAAAAGACTTCCCTGTGTTTGCTTGGTTTTTGTCAGCGGCACAAAAAACTAACACAAAAGTTCACGGCCTTGGTTTCACGGGCATAGCCAATCTCTCCAAATACCCGTTCTATTCCGTCGACTCTACGGCGTGGCTTTACGGTAACAGGGGCGGGTTTCTCTACCGATTCAACGGGCAAGACTTGGACAAGATCGACGCGCCAGCAAGCCGCCGAATGAAGTCACGAGAGACGGCAATCCACAACTTCAACGAGTGGGTCAAGTTCATGCGCTACGCCGACAAACACTTATGAAAACAAACGCAAACCAGAACGTATCCGCCGTTATGTCGGACACTGACAAGGAGCAGATGGAACAAGTGGTGACGCACCACTTCCAGCAAATCCTTGGCGCATTACGGATCGACACGGCAAACGATCACAACACCAAGGAAACCGCCGCGCGCGTGGCAAAGATGTATTGCCGGGAGATATTCTGGGGTCGGTTCTCTCCTCGCCCAAAGATCACCGAGTTTCCCAACGCCAAGAATCTTGACGAGATTTACACACTCGGCCCGATACAGGTGCGGTCGGCCTGCTCGCACCACTTCTGCCCGATCATGGGAAAGCTGTGGGTTGGTGTTATTCCTTCCGACAAGGTAATTGGCATCTCCAAGTTCGTCCGGTTGTCGGATTGGGTTATGGCGAGGCCACACATCCAAGAGGAAGCCATCGTCATGCTGGCAGACGAATTGGAAGAACTGATCAAGCCGCGCGGGCTGGCCTTGGTAATGAAGGCAACCCATACGTGCATGACATGGCGCGGGGTGCGCGAGACAGACACCGACATGGTGACTTCCGTAATGCGCGGGGTCTTCATGTCCAACCCTGCGGCCAAGTCAGAGTTTTTAACCATCATCGGGGGGCAAGGATTCAAATGATTACGGCAAACAGATACCACGACATCTCATGCGGTCATCGCGTGGTGGGGCATGAGGGTAAGTGCCGCCACCTCCACGGTCACAATTACCGCATCCATTTTGTTTGCGCGGCCCCGCAACTCGACGGTATCGGGCGGGTAATCGACTTCTCCGTCATCAAGGCCAAGTTGTGCGTTTGGCTCGAGGAAGTATGGGATCACAAAATGCTGATCTGGCAGGATGATCCGTTGCTGCCCGAACTGCAAAAGATTGATTCGAGTGTGGTGGTTGTTGCGTTCAACCCCACCGCCGAAAACATCGGCCAACACCTTATTCAAAAAGTCGCCCCCGAATTGCTGCTCGGCACGGGCGTCTCTCTCATCAAGTGCGTGGTTGAGGAAACCCGTAAATGCAGCGCGGAGGTGACACTATGATTCTGATAAGCGAAGTATTTCAAACCATCCAAGGCGAGGCCACCCATGCCGGGAAACCGAGCGTTTTTCTGCGACTTCAATACTGTCCGGTTGGCTGTCCGTGGTGCGATACGAAATACACGTGGGCCAAGGATAAGGTCGATGAACCCCGCGACAATGTGTTCACCCGCCAAGAAGTTCCGGGTGGTATCGAATGGGACGAGCAAGAACTGATTGAAGCCATCAAACTACGATTTACTGCGCGGCACCTCGTGTTGACCGGGGGCGAGCCGTGCGCGCAACCGATCTTTGATTTGCTAACCGCCGCGCTCAACGCTGGTTTTACAACTCAGATTGAAACGAGTGGCACATTCGCCATCCACGTTCCCAAGGCAACATTTGTGACCGTATCCCCGAAGATAGATATGCCGGGGGGCAAAACTGTGCTGCGCGAATCTTTGCACCGAGCCAACGAGGTAAAGCATCCCGTGGGTCGCTCGGCTGACGTTGAAAAACTCGACGCACTACTTGGAGACTACAAGCCCCCGATGGTGTGGTTGCAGCCCTTGAGCCAATCAGAGAAAGCAACCGACCTTTGTGTTGAGGTTTGTATGGCGCGCAACTGGCGCATCAGTATTCAGCTTCACAAATACGTTGGCCTCCCGTGAAACTTACCGCACAACTCGACCGCAGCCTCCGCGATGTCTTCGCCCCGGTCGATACCCGCGAAGTATGGCAATGGGCCGAGGACGAGATCGTTTTAACCCGCCGCCAGACGGAAACACCGGGGCCGTATTCGACCCTGCTTACGCCTTACATCCGCGAGCCGCTAAATTGCTTTGCCGATCCTCGCGTGACTGACCTCGCCCTGTGCTTCGGATCGCAGACCAGCAAGACCACGGCAATGATGATCGGTGCGGCGTGGCGGCTGGTGAACAACCCCGTCCCGACAATCTGGGTCATGCCCTCCGAGTCTTTGTCGCGGA